ATGAAGGCAGATGGTCGGTCGCTGAAACTCCCCGATCTCTCGTTTGTCCAGCCAGTCCGCGATGGTGACCGGACGTGCCACGGGCAGCACCTCCCGCCCCCGCTCCGGGCGGAACGGGTTGTTCATCATGACGACGCAAGCCGGCATTATCCGGTAAACCTGTAAAAGCCCTCGACGGTCCAGCCGTTCAAGGACAGCGAGGACAGAGATTGGAAGGCCACCCCGGCTTCCTCGGAGCAGTGCAAAACCCCGCCGCCATCAACACCGAGCCAGACACCCACATGGATGGGATAGCGGGCCTGACGCATAAGCACGCAATCACCCTCGATCGCATCCGCGACCAGTTTCCAACGCCGCCGTTCCGGGTGATCCCGAAACCCGCGCGCAATGGAGAGAACATCTTCGGGATTTGGAATACCCGGCAACCTCCGACCGAAGTGCTGTTTCTGGACATGACGCACGAAGGCCCAGCAGTGATAATTGTCCGGCCCTTCCCCGTCTGGTGACCAGGGAATGCCGACATAGCGTTCTGCCCAATGCATTGATTTATCCTTGAAACTTACCGAGCCAATCCCGGAAACCGCTTCGCCGCGTAGATTCCCGCCGGAACTCGACCCGAGCGGATCGTGTGGTAAATTCGGCAAACTAAAACTCAGTGGCTGGAGCCTTAATGAAACAACCGTCACTCAAGTACGTTGGCGACAAAAGGATACGTAATCTGCTGGCCCGCTATGCCTGTCCCGTCCCGTTTCATGCCGTGCGCACGCGATTACTCGGCAATATCGCCACCCCCAGGCTCGATGCGTCGCCCGTCCAGACCGTCAAGGACCTTTGGGGCGGCGAGTTGCCTGAGTTCGACGACATGGATGCCGTTAATTTGCTGTTTCAGGACCTGATGAGCCTCTGGAATAGCCTGGCCAAACATCAGTCCCGTTCAAAGCCCTTCAAACTGTCGCGTGAAGGCATGGGATCAAGCGACGATGATCTCCGGCGATTGTGCGAGGTCCGCACGGAAGAACTCGAAGGCTTCATCGACGGCCTGTTCGGAGCCGACGAAGACGTCGACCTGCTCGAACGCGCTGTTGAAGGCATGGAGCAGATCGGAGAAATCAACGCCATGATTCGCGGTGTTCTCGATCTTTTGGATAGGCCGGCCATGCCGCCCGCGACAGACAAGGAGCGTGCCGCCACGCTAAAAAACGTGAAGAATCTCTCGCGCATCGCGGAGAAGGAAATCCACGCGGTCATTCTGTCGTGCAAACGAGCACGGGCACAGTCAATCCCTCAATCTGGGCCACCGCCAACGTTTCATTGAACGGCATCGTTCAAGATATCCCCAACAGTTAACGCGTCATCTCGCCAACCCCGGAAACCGCTTGGCCGTGTAGGTCTCCGACGGGAACGCCTTGTTGCCGATGTCGAGCATGCGGGCCCGCCCCGTGACCTGGAGCGCATTGGCCTCCACCTCGGTCAGCACCAGGGTGATCGGCGGGTCCATCTGGGGTCCTTCTAGGTCGGTGGAGAGATACGGCCGGTAGGCGATCTCGATTTTGTCCTGGGTCGCCACCGCCGCGTCCAGATGGCGGACGATTTCGCGTGACACGTTATCGAGCGTCACCGTGATCTCCGGCACCGGGGCGGTGTCGATGGGTGGCAGGGATAGGTCGAAGGCGAGGGCCACGAAGGTGACCATTACCCCGCCATCCAGCGGCGCGCCCGGTTCCAGCCGCGCCGTCAGATCGGCGTGGTCGCGCACGACACGGATGGCGGTGGGATCGCCGGCGTCATCGACGAACGCCGGATGACGCAATTCCAGCGTATGCAGGATGACCACGTCGGACGGCGCCGCGGCGTAGGCCTCCTTGATGGCCTGGGAAAGCGCCGGATCGGGCATGTCACGATGCCGTTGTTGCCGAAGCGCCTGGATAGAGACCGAGCGCCGCTTTCTCCGACCGCGCCGCGTTCACCAGCCCCTCGACGAAGGCCTTGTAGTCCTGGTCGTCCTCGCGTAGCGCCTGCAGCTCGTCGTTCAGGCTGTAGCGCTCCCGGATGGCCCGCGACACGTGGGCGTCGATCTCCTTGCAGGGATCGGCCTGCTTGCGTATTCGCTTAAAGACGTCCGCGTCCTTCTTGAACGTCAGCGGTCCCCGCAGGTTGACGATTTTCTTCTGGCGCGGCAGCTTGAAGCCGTCGGCGATGGAGCAATAGTGCACGCCGTCGATGGCGCAGAGGTAGATGTACGGCTGGACGGGCGGAGCGGGATACCCGTCGGCGTCCAATTGGGGCTCGCCGGCGGGGGCTTGCGGCGGCGTGAACCCGCCGTCAGGCGTGTCCAGCCAGGAATATATCTTGGTCATGCTGTCGATCTCCTACATGTGAACGGGTTGGGGGATGTAGACGGCGCCGTTGGGGTGCTGACCGGCGCTGTAGCTGCTGGAAGCGCCGCAGACGAACAGCCTGCCGTCGTCGAGAAGCCAGACGCCGTCGGTGCTCGAAGAATTGCTGTAGCCGCCGATCTCCTTGACGACGCCCTGGCATCCGGCGGGCAGATGGACCATCTGGAAGCTGTTTCTCTGGGCTGTATCGCCCATGCCGAGCTGGCCGTTGCCGTTGTAGCCGCAGGCAAACGCCCCGCCTTCGTCGTCGAGCAGGTAGGTCTGGCCGTAGGAACCGGTGCCGTTGCACAATACCTGTTTGACGCCGGCGGCGCCGGCCACCGTCCTCTGGCCGGGGGCGTTCTGCTGAACGGCGTCGCCGGCGCCCAACTGGCCGTATCCGTTATGGCCCCAGCTGTGCAGGGTCCCGTCCGTCTTGACCGCGAAGGCAAAGGTGTAATTGCCGCCGCCACAATAGAGATCGCGCACGGCGCTCAGACCGGCAAGCTTGAGGGGCGTGCTTCGATTGGCCGTGCTGCCGTCGCCAAGCTGGCCGTAGGCGTTATAGCCGACCGAGTAGACATCGCCGTTTTCGCACAGGAAATACGTGGTCCCGTAGCTGCCGCTGCCGGTGGAGCGGACATACTTGACCGGCGTGGCGATGGCGATCGGCGCCGGGGTGGTCTGCTGGGCGGTGTTGCCGTTGCCCAGTTGCCCATAGCCATTGTAGCCCCAGGCGTAGACCGAGCCGTCGTCGGCGACGGCGTGGAAATAGCCGTAGTTGCCCCCGGCGCCGATGACCCGGGTGACGGCCTTGTTGTCGAAGTAGCTGGGGTTGATCTGATAGGCGCGGGCCTGATTGTTGGTCCCGCCGATGCCCAATTGTCCGTAACCGTTGTAGCCCCACATCCAGACATGGCCCTGATCGTCGAGGGCGGCGAACGAACAATAGTCGGAGCCGCCGGCGCCGCAACTGGCGATACCGACGATGGCGATGGCGTTGAGGCCTCTTACTCTGCGCGGGTAATAGCGCGACGAAAAGCTGTCGTCGCCGATTTGTCCGTAGCCGCCATATCCCCAGGCCCAGACCTCTCCATTGTCCATCAAGGCGATGGAGCCCTGATAGGTGCTTTCTATCGTCAGCGCCCTTACAGGCGTTCCGTCCGCATGAGGCGTCAGATCGAAGCCGGGCGTGGCGGCGGTAAAATAATTTTGCTGGCTGTCGCCGGTGCCCAGATAGTTGTTGCTGGAACCATAACCGATACCGCGGATATCGCCGCTCTGCATGATAAAGGTCAGGTAGTTGTTGGTTGGATTGACGTTGCCCGACTGGTTCATCAGGTGGCTGACCAGCCCGAACCTGCTGCTGTTGTCCTCGAAGTAAGCCCTAGTCACCGGCTCGGCGGGCGTCTGCGGAGCCGGAAGATTGGCCAGATGGTTCATGGTTACCGGTTCTTGGGGGGCAAGAGGATCGGGAAGGTTGCCGATGGCGTTGCCGGCGGCGTCCAGGGGGCCGCCCAGCGCCGGCGCCGTGTCTCCGGAGACCGAAAGCAGGGCGTCGAGGCCGTTGATCTCGGCGGCCTTGGCGTCGCCGGCCGCCGTGACCCGTGTGGTCTGGGTATCGCCCTCGGCGGTGACGGCGGTGGTCTGTACCGCCCCCTCGTCCATGATCTGCTTGCGGGTGGCGGGACCGGTGATGGCCTCCACCGCCTTCGACAGGTAGGCCAGTTGCTTGGCGTCGGCGGCGTCGTCCACCGCGATGGATCGCCCCTTGGCGGCGATGTCATCTACCAGTTGCATGTATTCGGTCAGGTTTTGTCCGGGCATATTCTTTTCCTCATACCAAGATGTTCAAATCAAGCAAGAGAGCGTCCTCCAGATCGGAGGCCAACTCCGCCGCCGCCAGGGCGTCGGCGCCGACGGCGCCGACATTGATCGTCAGTTCATCCAGGGCGCCTTGGGAGGTGGCGGCGGCCAGTCCGGAGCCCTGGTTGTCGTATTGCACCGAAGACGCGATCCAGTCGCCGCCGGCGATCACCCCGGCCTCGTCACGGGCGGCGGCGGCCTGGACAACGCTGATGGCGGCTTGCGCCGAGCTTGTGGCCGCGTTGCCGGCGGACGCGGCGGCATCGGCGGCGGAAGTCCCGGTATTGACTTCGATGGCTTGGGCCTCGGCCAGCGCCGCGTTCACCGCCGTTTGCAACTGGTCCTGGCCGTTGAGGACTTTTTGATCAATGTCGGTGAAGGCGTTCTCGGCCACGGCCGCCTTGGCCTCTGCGGTGTCCCGCGCCGTTTCCGCCGCGAGAGCGGATGTTTGCGCATCGTCCCGCGCCGTCTCGGCGCCCGTCTCGGCGATGGTGGCGGCGTTGCGGGCTGCTTCCGCCAGGGCCCGGGCGGCCTCGACACCGGCCTGGGCGGCCAGGGCCGCGTCCCTAGCGGCGATTGCCGTGTCCTCCAATCCGATGAGCGTCCCGGATATGGTCTTGACCGGGCCGCTTTCCGTATCGACGGTAGATTGGGAATCGCCATGGACGATGTCATGCAGCTTGGCGCTCGCCGCCAGGGCCTTGTCGACGGCCGCCTGCAGGTCGGTTTGCATGGTCATCGGGAAACTCCTGTCAAGAAAGGGCGCCGGGCAACGTGGCGTGGACAAGCCCGTGCAGCCGGCCGATGGTGGCGAACAGGGCCGACAGGTCGCTGTCGAGCGCGATAGCGAGGCCGTCCTCGGTCAGAACGGGCCGTTCGCGGATTTCCAGTTCCGAAGTCACCTGCCAGCGGTTGCCGCGAACCACGGAGGCGTTGAACTGACGGGCGAACCTCGCCTCGTGGACAGACATCCCGATGCCGCCCAGCAGGTCGATCTCGAACCACGCGCCGCCTTCCCTGGCGCGCCAGCGGTACCAGGCCTCGAACAGGGCGAACTGGTCGCGGCGAAACGACCAGCGTACGGAAATCCGGCTCGGCACCTGTGTGAACCGCCGGCGCTGCCGGGCGGGACCGGCCTCCATCTCGGTGCGAAGGATCGCCTCGCCCGGATGAACGCCGTAGCCTTCGATACTCGGTAATGGCAAATTCTCCGGCCAGGAAACAATCATCAATAACTCCCCGCCGCCGGGTTGAGACCGTATCGGCGCTCCAGGGTGGGAGCCAGTCCCTCGCCTCGGCCGATGTTGCGGGAAAGCCGTCCCTCGACTTTCTCAATGACGATGTCCAGGCCGAGGTTGCCGTTACCGTCCCGGCGTGTTTGAACCTTGGCTTCCGTTCCCGGCGCCCGGTTGTCCACGTTGACGACAACCTTGACCTCCGGTTTTTGCCCCCTTCTTGCGCCAAGGAGGCCCGCGCCCAGCGCCCGCATTTGGCCGGGTGTGAATACGGTCTCGCCGCGCTTGGCGATGATGGGAACCTCGTTGCCGACGACGCCGCCGGAATGGAAGCGTGGAGCATTGTTGAACACCACCGGATCAACGGAACGGGCGGCAAGATGGTCGATCCCAATGACGCCGCCGGTATGGGCAATCTGGACCGGCCCGCCGCCGGCGTCTTGAATGGTCCCGCCACCCCCGAACAGATTACTGCCGATAGAGCCGAACACGTTCTCCAGGAAACCGCTGAACGGCTTGATGACGGCCATGCGGTAGGCGGCGCGCAGGGCCTCCTCGGCGATGGTGTTGAACAGATCGGTGGCGCTGAACTTACCGGTGGTCGCCCACTTCACGAAAGCGTCCTCGCCGGCTTTCAACGACCGGGTCGTGACCTGTTCGAACTGTTTGGCGGCGTTGGACGCCTCGTCGGCGTACTCGCGCAACGCCCGAGTGACCCCCGCCGACCACTCCCGGCTGGCCCGCAGCATGCGGTCACGGGCATCCTCCGAGGCCTGGGCAAAGGTCCCCTGGGCAATCGCTCCTTCCTTCAATAGTTCATTCAGGTCCGCGATCTCCGCCTTATAGGATTCCTCGGCTGTTCGCAGTCGCTCGGTAAGGGCGCGGCCTTTCTCCTTGAGCTTGGCGGCATCCTCCTCGGCTTTGTTCCTTGCCTCTATGGCTTGTTGCTCGTCGAACAGGGCGTTGGCCAGTTCCCGCACCTGCCCGCGCTCGGCATCGGTCGCCTCGGCAGATAACCGCCGCAGAGCCTGGGAGACGAACCGCTGCCGGTCGGTCATGGCGAGCGCGTCATGCTCGGCTCTCAGCCCTTCGATGACTTTCCGGTTGGCCTCCGCGATCCGGTCGGCGGCCTTCTGTTCCCTTGCCGCCAATCTCGCCAGCTTGGCGTCACGGACCGCCGCCGCTTGGGTTATCAGGGCGTCTACTTCGGCTTGGTTGCTTCCGTCCGGGGCCAACAACGCCATTACGTCCTTGGCCAGCCGTTCGTACTCGGCCCGGATGCGGCCCGCCCCCTGGTGGGTCAGGGTGAACAGTTGCCGCTGCAAGTCCTTCTCAATTTGCGCGACCCGCCTGGCCCGGTCCTGGGCCGCCTTGATATCCACTTCGACGGAACCGGAGGGGCCGCCGGAGTCGGCCGCCGGGCCAGGCTTGTCTCCCTTGTCCCTCTGCATCCACGCCAGCTTTGCCGCCCATTGCCGGTAGACGGCCGTTTTTTCCTCCAGTTGGCGCTCCAGCGCCACCTTGCGGCCCCAACCAATGGGATCGTCCAGGAAACCAACGTCGCCCAGTTTCTTCAGTTCGCGGGCGATCTCCTGGAGTTCGGCACGGCGTTCCTCGACGATTGCCCGGGTGCTTCCGAGGCTCAAACCCTCGAAGTCGTAATCCCCACTAGCCAGGAGCTTCAGTTGTTCATATGCAACGCCGGCCTGGTCGGCGAGTCCGGCCAGTTCCTTGACCGCCAAGGCGACCCCGGGCGCCAGGTCCTCGCCGATGGACCGTGCGAGGGACTTTACGTTGTTCCACATCATCTCCGTTTGGCTGTTCAGGCTTTCGAAGGCTTTCGCGGCTTCCTCGTTCAACGCGGTGGCGTTCTCGGTCTCGCGGTTGGCAAGCTCGAGGGCCTGGGCCAGCAGATCGGCGCGGTTCGCCAGCACCGGGATGGTTTTAAGCAGACGCTGGTCGGCCAGGCCCAATGCCGCCATGGCCTCCGCCGTCGAGCCGCCGGCGTCGCCGATCCGCTTCAGCCCCTCGATGAACAGGACAAAAGCCGCCGTGGAATCCTTTTGGAACAGCCTCTTGATCTCTTCACCGGTCCTGCCGGTGATCTTGGTGAGTATCTTCAGGTGCTCCCCTCCTCTACGGATGGCGGCATCCATCATGCGCATGACCCGTCCGATGGAAGTGCCCGCCACCTCCGACTTGACGCCGACGGCGGCCAGCGCCGCGGCCAATGCCGTGGCCTGGGCGGAACTCACCCCGAAGACGGCGGCGCCGCGGGCGATCTCCGTCGCCATGTCGGCGATCTGACTTTCCGTCGCGGCGAAGTTGTTACCCAGCGCGACGATCACCGATCCCAGCACATCGACCTTGCCCATCGCCTCGCCGGTGATATTGAGAATGCGCGCCAGGGCCATGGCCGCGTCGTTGCCGGAGAGGTCTGTCGCCGTGCCGAGTTTGGCGACGGTCTCGGTGAATTTGAGGATGTTGGCGGCGCCCTTCACCCCGAGCTGACCGGCGCTCTGGGCGATGGCCAGCAATTCGTCGGTGGCCACGGGGATGCGTTTGGAAAGCGCGTCGATGTCCTTGCCGAGCGACGCAAGCTGGTCCCCGGACAGGTTCGCGGTCTTGCCTACGCCGATCAGCCCGGCCTCGAAATCGGCATACAGCTTCATCATCTCGTGCAAGCCGCGGACGGCTCCGCCGGCGGCGATCACGCCGTACAGGAGTTTCATTCGCTGGCCCAGGGATTGGGCGCGGTCGGATAACTTGGATAGTCCCCGGGACGCCTTGCCGCCGGCTGTTTCGATCTTCTTGAGGGACTTGTCGCCGGTCCGGCCGACATCCATGAGCTCGGCCTTGACCTTGCCGCCGCCATCGACCGTGAGGCGGATCGCATACGTGTGTTTAACTTTGGCCATGGGTCAGTGTGCTTGTGGATTTTCTTGCGCGTTGGTGTGGGTCCCCTCAAACTGGGGACCGCTTACTCTGGAGACGGATCGGCAACGGTATCTGGAAAGGCGACGCCATGAGTGACCTTGTCGTCCTGATCACGAAGGCCTTTGACTTCACAGCCCGCAAGCACGTCGGTCAGAGGCGTAAGGGTGCCGATCAAGAGCCGTACGTGAACCATGTTGCCGAGGTTGCCAGGTTGCTTGCAGAAGCGACCAACGGGCAGGACCCCGTCCTCATCGTGGCCGGTCTTCTCCACGATACCGTCGAGGATACCGATACGACTTACGAAAAACTCAAAGCCGAGTTCGGCCAGGAGGTTGCCAACCTCGTCCTTGAGGTAACTGATGATAAATCCCTGCCGAAGGATGTCCGCAAGCGCCTTCAAGTCGAGACGGTCGGCAAGAAATCAGATCGGGCGAAAATGCTCAAACTAGCGGACATGACCAGCAATCTTTGCGCGATCATCAACAACCCACCGACAGACTGGTCCCTGGAGCGGCGGATAGGCTACTTCGAATGGGCGGCCCAGGTCGCCGAGGGCTGCCGCAGAGTGAACGGTGCTCTTGATGAGGCGTTCGACGCCGCGCATGCGGCGGGGCTCGAGGCTCTCGTTCGATCCAAAAGCAATTTTGTGGATAAAGGCTCGAATTGATCAATCACTTTCTCTCTTGGTGAGCCCCTCGATCATTCCAGCCTCGGCCGCCTGCAGCAGTTCGGAGACGGCGCCTGCCTCAAATCCTCTGACCTCGGCAGTTTTGATGGCGGCGGTCATATCAATGCCCAGCACGTGGCCCGATGGAGCCAGACGCAGTTGCCCGAGACAGGCCATCAGCACGTTCCAGGCCTGGTGTTCCTCCGGTGATTGCAGTGCATGTTCGCGGTAGGGGCACAGGCGTTCGCCTGGTTTTAGTTTTCCTATTGAGCAGGCCGCGCCTTCTTCCCGGCAGGCTTGGCAGTAGCCGGGCCCTCCGCCTGGCTTGAAATGCCAGAGGCAGAGGGCCCTAATCCGTTTTTTGCGGCGTTGAGCAGCATCTGCTGGAGGGTCAGCTTCTGCAGGAACTGCTCGCCCACGGGGTACAGGTCCATCACCGCGATGATATTCTCGCGGGTGACCGGGGGATTGCCCTCGATGCCCGTCCAGACGGTGACATGCCGCGCCGCCAGTTCGTAGACGACCTGGCATTGCAGGAAGCCGTCCCGTTCCTCTTCGTCATCCAGGTCCGGAAGCCCGTCCAGGGGCAGGCCGGACTCCTTGCGGTCGCGGGCCTGTGATTCAACCGCCTCGACCCGCCGCCGCGCCGCCGCTTGGGCTGCCGCCATGCTTGCCGTAGTCAGCGGCTTGACCGTCACCGTGATGCCGTAGGGAAGCTCAACATCGAATGGCTTGACGGGTTGTTTCAAAGAAATCATGTCCCTGTCTCCATCAAAAAAAGGCGCCCGGTTTCCCGAACGCCTCACTGAATGAGTTAATAATGGGTGCGAGCGTTAGTTCGCGCCGCAGCACCGTTTATATTTTCTGCCACTGCCACAAGGACAAGGTTCATTGCGACCGACTTTTCGAGCGCGGCGGGGCTCTCCTCGCGATATACCTCTGTCGTGGTCCCGACGTGACTTCCAGAACTGATCGATCGCCGATACTGCAGCCGGTATCATGGAAACGGCCTCGTCGTTGATTTTGACCAGTTCATCATCGTCGATGTCCAGAAAGGGATTTCCATTTTCATCAAAGGTCAACGCAAGAATCGGCATAATGAGGATGCGTGCATCCTCTTCTTCGAGTATTTCAACCCATTGCTCAGGCCGCATTTGAACAGCATCCCTGAAACCTTCGGCCCAATCCCCGGCAACGACCCGTCCTTCAGGAGTCTCCCAGAAAACGGGATCCAGATGACCGTCGCCGCCTATGCTGAAATGACTGAGAATCTCGTTGTAGCGCCCCATGATTGCGCCGATGACTTGGTTGGCTTCCTCTTCGCTCTCGAACTCGGGAGTTCCATCACCCCAAATTCGGGGTAGCCACTCACTCGGCATAATAAGGTCCGGGCTGACCACGACACCCGTCAGGAAGCCATCGAGATCGGAGAGCTGCATGCAGTCATCCGGAATTTTGTCGGACATCAAAAAGTCATCCAGGTCCTCGAATGGCATCGTGTTGGCGCTTGGCAAAACCGTACTCATCGTTATCCTTCAAGCAAATTAGGTGCCACCCGAGAATAGGCGACAATAGCCGCCACGTCGATATTTCCTATGCGTACACCGCCCCATCCAGATCGTTGATGAGGGTCACCGTCAGCATCCGCCCGGCGGCATCGTTTTTGGCGCCCTGGAAGTCGAAGCTGGCCTGGACGCCGCCTGGCCCGTCGACGGCCAGCTTGGGCTTAGGCAGGTAGACCTCATGCGCCGTGAACAGGACCTTCGATCCGGCGTTGAGCGTATAGCCGAACTCCAGGTCTACAGGCGTGCCGCTTGACGCATCGTCGATCAGGCCGGTATCGGCGAAGCGCACGTCGATGCGCCCCGTCAGCGCCGCCACCGTCGGATCGGCGCCCTCGATCAGGCCGTCGGAGCGGATGGTCTCGATCTTCTCCAGATTGTTGGAATAGGTCAGCGAACCGGAGGTCAGGTTGCCGACGGGCGAGCCGCCCCGCGTGATCGAGCCCTGGAATTGGCTGATGCGCGAGAAAATCAGTGTGGTCGGCGTGCCGCCCTGGGATGAGGTGAACCGGGTTTCGCCCTGGGCGATGGCGCCCAAGGTGGCGGCCGCCGCGCCGGAGCGCTGGAACTCCAAGGCGATGGAGTTGAACATGACGCCGGTGTGCATGAAGAAGGCTGGTACTTGCCCCATGCCGACCTCGATAGAGTAACTCGGCAGGGTGTCGTTGCCGGAGGCAAACACATGGGAATAGCCGCCGCCGGTGAGAGTCGAGCCGCTGGCCGTGGCCGCCGACGCCGCCAGGGTGAAAGCATTGCCGGCGGCGCCTGCCGTGTCGTGAGTCACCAGCAGCTTCTGGGTGCTGGCCGGACGGCTGTAGGTGGCGTCATCGATGTTGACGTCGGCGGAGGCATTCAGGTCGGTGGCCAGCTGATCGATGGTCTGGGTAGCCGTCGCCTGGATCTGCGTCTCGTCGCCGGTAGGCGCTCCGGATACGAACGTCCAGGTGGTGCCGCCCAAGGTGATGGTGTCCAGATCGGACGGGTTCGTTGCGAAGTCGATATATCCGCCCGCCGCAACTGCATTTGAAGTGGGATCGCCAAATAGTCCGGTCAGCCAGAAACCGAGGTAGCGGGGATCGACGGGGAGAGCGATGTCGCCTTCGTCGTTGATGACGTCCCGCAAGGGGGCCAGGGGGTCGCGCCCCTGGCCGAGGACGGGGTCGTCGATCAGACCCTGTTCGCTCCCAAGGGAACAGCTGTTGAAGGGCATGCGCAGGTAGTCGCCGGACGCCTGGCCGCCATAGGCGCTCTCGCGCTTGAGCAGCAGCGTGGCGCTCGAACCATAGGCTCGGGACATGATGTTAACTCCTTAATGTTTGATGATGTTCAGCCGAGTGGGCTGTCGGTCTCGTACTCCACGGTCACCGTAATCGTGCCGTGCTTGATGGCCGGCGCGCCGGTTACGCCTTCCGTGTCGATCTCCGGGCGGCCGTAGGTCATACCGAAGGTGAGATCGCCGAGGGTCGGATCGGACTCCAATGCCGTGCCGATTTCCTGCACCAGGGTATCGAAAGCGGTGTCGCGGGCCGCCGCGTCTCCTTCCTCGATATAGAGCTCGATCTCCACATCGTGGCTGTAATAGACGCCGCCGAAGCCGCCCAGCGCCGTATCGGGAACGCCTGGATCACCATCGCGGAGCACGATCAGGCCACCGGCGGGAATCTTCTCGGGCACCGCCGTGTTGCGCTCGACCTTGGCGCTGGGCACGGTCTCAAGGAGAGTCTTGATCGCGGCGAGTACTTGTTCGGGTTTGCTTGACGGCAAGGGCTACTCCGTTCTCATGTGCCGCTGGATCAAGGCTGGCAGCCGCCTGGACCACCGCTCCGCCTCACGTTTTACATCCAGCCGTTTCTTGAGCCTCACCTGCGGCACCATGATGAACATGACCACCGTGGCCATGCCCTGTTTCATGCGCCCTGTCTTGGTGAAGGCGCCGCCCTTGGCGCGGCGGCCGACCCGACCGGACTTGTTGATGCGGACCCCGTCCACCACCAGCAGCGACGGACGCCCGCGCCGATACACGAAACGCAGCGGCCCATACCGGTGCTCCGGGAAGTTGGACGGATTGATCCGCTTGCCGCCGACCCCGCGCTTGGGCGCCGACGGCGTTGGGATGGCCAGCCAGAGCCCGGACTTGCTTTTGATTACCGCCCCTTCGTCGAAAGTGCGGATGATCTGGGGCGCCTTGGACCAGACCAGGCTTGCCGCGTCATGGCCTTTGTTGGGATAAGTTCTCTCCCGCCATGTCCGCGACAAACGCATGCCGAGGCCCGCCGAGATCACCTGCTTGCGTAAATCGGCCTTGATCCCGCGACCAGCCTCTTTGACGCCGGCCGTCACAGCCTTGGAAATGGTCCGCATCTCCGCTTCCATTCCGGCCTTGATAGATCCGGTGATGGTGGTGGTGAGCTTCACACAGGCCTCACATCCAAGGTCCAGATCAGCCGGTCCGGGTCGCGGCGTTCCGGTTCTCCCTGGATGACGTAATCGGTGCCGTCCACCGTCAGCCGGTCGCCGGGACGCGGCTCAGCGACCTCCGAGGCCCGGACTTCGAACAATGCGGTCTCGGTAAGGACGCGAGTATCGCCGAAGCCGACGATCTCGTCGGGACGCCTGGTGATCACCCGGACGCACACCGCCCCGCCGCCGTCGGGCGTGTAAACGGCATCCACGCCAAACCGGGCGAACACCGTGTCGACGGCGGCGAAGAACGGGGTCATGCGGGTTGCCAGGAGCGAGGGCTCAATTTCAGAGCTTGAGCACCATCACGGTATAGGACGCCGAGGCGGGATCGACGGCGCCTGCAGTAATATTCGTGGCCCGCACCGTCACCGTGCCGGCGGCGGATACGAAACCGTTGAACACGATCCCGGCCGTCGGAGCCGCCGGCAGCGCCAGCGCCACGGTGTCGCCGACAGCCGCCCCGGCGACGGCGATGGTCTTATCCTCGGACGAGGCGGAAGCGATGGAGCCGAAGTCCAGCGTCGCCGTCCCGGTCAGCACCTGGGTCGGCAGCTCTGTCTCCGGGTGGTTGCCGATCATGACCCGGCCGGTGTCGGACGGATTGGCGGCATCGGCCACGGCGACGCCGATGAGTACGTTGCCGGGGGCAGAAGTCGTGCATTCCTTGTTGGTATCGTCCCAGTACACCTTGTCGCCTGGGACCAAGCCTGAGCCGAAATCTTGGCGAGGTCGAAGACACCCTCGGTCATCACCTCCACGTCGGCGCCACTTACGGCGTCGCCCGAGGCCACGCCGAAGATGGAGCCGACGAGCAACCCATCGCCGCTGGAGACGTCATTGGGGGCGGTCAGGGTAAGAGTTTTTCCGGGTTGGATGAAGTTCTTGGCCATGGTGATGTTCCTTTGCTGTCATGAACATGCGAAGGGCGGCTAAAGCCGCCCCCGTCGCATCAAGTTATCGGTGCCGATCACACTCCTGAATTTTTCCACATTCCGCGCCAGTCGATGGCCTTGGCCCCGAAGTCCAGCCTTGCCTTGATCTCGACGCCGTCGACGTCAAAGCCCATGCGGGTCTCGATATAGACGCCCTCCTGGCCTTCGAGATAGGCGTACTCGATGGTGTCGATCTGGGCCGGGCTGGCGAACAAGTACCAAGGCACGGCCCCTGACGCCGGGTCGAGCCGGGGCTCGGCGATCACCGCCAGCGAGCGGATCGATTGCGGCACCACGTCGCCGCTCTTCGCCGGAACCAGGTTCTGGGCGATGATCTGCTCGGCGGTCAGTTCCAACGTCGAGGGCACCACCAGGTAGAAGGGCCGGATGTTGAGGATGGTCTTGCCGTCCAGCCCTACCTGCTTGGCCATGGCGGCGCGGGCAGCGCCCAGGTTTGCGACGTCGAGGCCCGAGCCGGTGCCGGCCAGGTTCTTGTGGCTGGCGTGGAACAAGGCCTTGTTGTCGCCCATAGCCGGGTTTGAAGTGACGATCCCCCAGACCACGTCGCTCTCGAGCGTCGCGGCCGAGGTCCCGAACAGGGACGGCACCCGGGTGAAGGCGTCCAGGTCGTCGTTGATGATCACCTGGCGGGTGATGCCGATGACCTTGCCATAGGTCTCGACCCGGTAGCTTTCCTTGCCCTCGCCCATGGTGCCGCGCTTGAACTCGCCGTTCTCGGCGACCTTCTCCAATTGCGGCGCTTCTCCCAACTGCAAGCGGCGAATATCCTTGAAGTCGCTGGCCGAGGCGCGCCGGGAGATGGCCGGGAAGGTGCGGGGCGCCGCCTGATAGGCGTCCCGCAAGGTCTTGTTGGTGACGGCGGCCAGGATCTCCGGGAAGTCGCTCGTCGAGTGGAGCGCCCGGGTGGCGATCTCGTCGCGGCTGAGCCCGCGCACCCGCACTCCGTCGGTCTCCAGGAAGGTGCGGGCCAGTTCGAGCAGGGAGTAGCCCCGCCAGTCCCTGGCCGGCTCGGGCAGATCGAAGCGGCTGGGATCGAAGCGGTGCAGCAGCGCCGCCTCCACCGCGCCCCGCCGAGTCTGGCGTTCGTCCATGCCGCCCATGGTGATCTGGGAGCGGGTTTCGGTCTTCTCGTCACGCTCGGCGACGGCATCGATCAGGGTCTTGCGGGCCTCGTCCAGCGGCATGCCGCGCTCGACAAGACCCTCGGCGACGGTGCGCTCGACCCCCAGCTTGCGGGCAGTCTCGTAGATGCCGGCGGCGCGGCCGCGCTCCTCGGCTACGGCCCGCTGGGCTTCCGCCCTCGCGTCGGTATTGGCTTCCGCCTTCGGCTCGGCATCGACCGGGGCAACCGCCTTCTTGCCGGCGGAGGCATCCACAGCCGCGCGATGCTCGGGTTCCATCTCGGCGGCGGTCTCCGAGCGTCGTTCCTGCACGGAAGATTCTTCGGAATCGATTTCGGCATCGGTATCGGAACCTGCCCGCTTCTCTTCGAGGGGCAGTTCGGCTTCCGGGGTTTCGTTGCGTTCCATGTCATTCTCTCCTTCAAGGGATAAAGGTTCGGGGTTCGGGCTTTGCGACCGGGTAATGAGACGGCAGGGTTGAGGTTCGCGATAATCCGCGCGAAACCCGGCGTCCGGATCGGCGCCAATGGGGACGGCGGAGAGTTCCGCCGGGGTCCAGTCGACAGCGCGCCAGACCGGGACCTTGCCTTCCTCCTCGGTGATCTCGTAGGCGCGGACGCTGTAGCCGACGGAGACGTTGCGGATGATGCCGGCCTTGACGTCCCGCCATACCGGCTCCACGTCGTCGCGCTCGCTGAAGCGCACGAGAGCTCGGCCTTCGGGGTTCTCTCCGCCCTCGATCCAGGCTTTCTCGACGACGCCGATGACGCCGTCCAGCGACCAAGCGCCATGAGTGTCCAGGAGCGGCGCGCCGCCGTTGAGGCGGCCGAGGTCCACATGGGCGGGATCCAGAGACAGGACCTCTTCGTAGGCCTCGCCTGTCCACCGATCCTTGCGCCGCACCGCCACGCCGGACGACCAGACCACCTCGACGGTGCGCGCTTCCTCGTCGGCGCTCTCCGGCAGCATGCTGGCCGCCCGGGTTTGCATGGGAATCTCCACCGTGCGTGGAACCGGTTCAGGAGCCGTCGCTGTTTGGGCCATTCTCTTCTCCTTCCTGATAGATTTTTGCCGCCCCTGTCTGGGTCGCTTTGCGGGGATCGCTGTCGAGCACCAGGCCAAGCTCGTCGAGCTTGGCGTTGGTGTCGGCGATCTCGGCTAGCACGTCGGACGGGTCGTAGCCGTTCCTGGCGATCGCTTCTTTCAAGGTCATGAAGCCGGCACGCACGGACATGATGTCGGCCTTGGCGTCTTTCAGAGGGTCCACCGCTTCGAACCGGGGCGCCGTCCACTCGACGCCGAAGTTACCCGCTGGCAGGCTGTCCACCGCCTGGGTCACCTCCACGAAGCGCCGCCAGACAGGGTTGCAGAGACCGGGGATCAGCACCTGTCCTTGCAGGGCTTCCATGCGGCGGCGGAACTCGATCAGCCCGGCCCGGATGCTCGAATAGTTGACCTGGCTGAGGTCGCCGGTCAGCAGCTCGTAGGTCAGTCCCAGCCCCGAGGCGATGGCGTGGAGCTGCAGGCGCATGTACTCCGGATAGCCGCCGCTCGATGCCGGGGCGGCGAAGCGCACGTCCTTGCCCGCCGGCAGATACTCGATCATGCCGGGCTCGAAGGTCTCGATCCGCCGGCCGGCCTCGTCCTCGCCGACCTCGCCCAGGGTCTCGCCGTCGTCGGAATCAAGCACGAAGGCGGCGAAGCAGGCCTCGATCTTCTTGCGGACCAGCTCGGCGTCGTCGTATTCGTCCAGATCCCGCATCTTGATGATGGCCGGCGCGAACCAGGGAACGCCGCGCTCCTGACCGGGGCGCAGGCGCTCGAACACATGGCAGACGTCGGCGGCAGATACTCTCTTGCTTTGCAGCGAGCCCCGGCGGAAGGTGGCGACCTCGCCGGGATGAACTGGGTATAGCCAATAGGCCACACGGCGTCCCAGCCGGTCGAACTCGATCCCCTGATGAATGAACCCACCGGACACCACCTCGCCGGAGCGCAGGGTATCCAGATGATCGGCTTCCAGAACCTGGAGCTGCAGGGGCACCGCCAGCCCGTCGCCGGTGCGGCGCGGCCGTATTCTGACCAGGCATTCGCCGCTTTCCACCATGGCCCGGGCGGCCAGCGCCTGCAGGCCGTGGAAGTCGGTGCGCCCGTCGGCGTCGCATTCAGCCGTGAACCGGGTCCACAACTTGTCGGCTTGGTCGTTGAGGGCGGCGTCGCCAGCCCGCGCGCGGGCCTTGAGGCCGCTGCCCACCAGGTTGCCGACCAGGGCGTTCACGCCCTTGGCGGCATAGGGATTGTTGCGCACCAGATCGCGGGAGCGATCCCGGAGCCGGGGTAAAGCGGCGGAGATCTCGGCGTTGGAGCCGCTGCCGGGCGCCCTCCAACCTTCGGTCCGCCGGCCGAGCTTGGCGCCCTCGTAACCACGGCGCAGGATATTCATGGCGGCGCGGGCGCGGGCGCGGCGAAGGCCGGCGCGGGGCGAGAAGAACCCCACCGTCTGATCAAGCCAGTTCATGGAGTTCAGCCCTTGCGGAACGACGCCAGGCTGCGCGACGGCCGGGGCTTGCCGGAAGCGGCTGCAATCCCGTGCTCGATGGTTCGGATGCGCCGGATCAGGTCGGCTTCCGAACCGTATTCCACTGTCCGCCCGTCGTAGGAAACGCGGAGCGTGCCGGAGGCGTAGGCCGCCTTCAGGGCGTCGAGTTCCGATTGCGTCCAGGTCATTTGAGCCAGTTTCCTCCGCGGTCGCCGAGCCAGTCGCCACGGCGTTTGGACGCCGGGCGGGAAGGCCGCGCCTTCTGTTCGGCCGGGCGTTGTTTATTCACTTTGGGCGCTGGATTGCCGCCCAGGGAGTTCCCGAGCTTGCGCCAGTGGCGCTCCTCGAAGCGGTCGAGGCCGACCACGGCGGCGGCCGCCCGGGCGTAGACGTAGCAATCCAGCGCCTCGTTGCGCTCCCTGAGTTTTCGCCACTCGCGCACGGCATAGCCGCGCCGGTTCTTGGTGGTCACCAGTTGCTCCGAGCACAGCTGCTTGCAGTACTCGCCGTCGACCTTGGGGAGATGAACGTAGCCGGCGGGGTAGGATTCTCCGGCTTCCAATTCTTCGTCTGTCGGCGGGTCCTTGCGCAGATTGTTGAACAGCTCCAGCTTGGCGATGCCGCCGGCCACCGGCCGGACCTTGACGCCGCGCCGGAGCCGCTTGCCTCCCGCCGTGATATCGACGGCGGTTGGCATCCCGGCCAGAGCGGCGCCCCGTTCCACGCCCTTGACGGCCATGACCAGCCCGGCGTGATGGCGGCGGACCCAGCTGTAGACTTCCTGGGTCGCGTAGCCGCTGTCCACGGCCAGCCGCTTGAGGGGCATCTGGACGCCGGAGGCATGGCTCCAAGTCTCCGACAGCATCTCCGTAAGTTCGTTCCAGACGTCGTCGCGCGAGGTGTCGCCGTCGATCACCCGGTGCTCGACCAGCCAGGACTCCTTGTCCCTTCCCCAGGCCCAGATGGAAACCTCGATACGGTCTTTTTGAATATCGACGCCGGCGGTGAGAAGCAGGCCGCCAGCAGGGACCGTGCCTTCACGGTAATCCTCGCGGCGGTCGTAGAGCCGCTGCCAGTCCGGGGCCTCGCCGGTTTCAACCCAGGTCTCGCCCAGGTCGGTGTTCTTCACCGACTTGACCGCCGCGTCGGAGCCCTGCGCCGCCAGCCAGGCCCCGGCGATCTGCTTCCACGACCGCCAGCCGATAGGACTGTACAGGCTGGACAGATGGAACCCGGCGGTCTTGCCATTGTCGTTCTCCGGTTTGGCCGTCGCTCGCCACTCGCCGTTCTCCAGCATCCAGGTCTTGTGATGCTCCTCGATGCGGGCCTGGCAGTGTTCGCATTCATAAGCAGCGGTCTCCGGCTTGCCCTTCTCCCACTTCAACTGCTCGAACTTGAGCCACTGGTGCTTGCGGCAGACAGGGCAGGGCACGAAGTAACGGCGCTGGTCCGACGCCTCGTACTCGCGTTCAATTCTGGACGCCCCACGGATGGTCGGCGTCGAGACGATCAGGATCTTGCGCCGCGAGAACGTCCGTGTCCGGGCCTCGGCCAGCGCCACCGGGTCACCTTCGCCGTCGAGGTCGCCGGGATAGCCGTCGACCTCGTCGAGGAACAGGTAGCGCACCGGCATGGAGCGTAGCCCCACCGCCGAGTTGGCGCCGGTCATCACCAGCACCCCGCCGGGGAACTCCTTGGCCAGCACCGTGTTACCGGAATCCCGCGACCGCGCCGGCCTGACCAGTTCGCGTAAAATCGGGCTTTCCTCAATCAGCGGGTCGATCCGCTGCTTGGAGTTGCGCTTGGCCATCTCGACGGTGGGCAGCACCGCCAGCATGGGGCCCGGGGCGTGGTGGATGACGTATCCGACCCAGTTGTTACCCGCTTCGGTTCCTCCCGTCTGAGCCCCCTTCATGAACACCACCCGTTCCACCGGGGACGATGGCGACAGGCAGTCCATGATCTCACGAAGATACGGCGTCCGGCTGGTTCGCCAGGGCCCCGGCTCCGAGGCCGCGCGGCCTGACAACCGCCGGTGCTGGTTGGCCCACTCCGAGACCGTCAGCAGGGGGTCGGGGCGCAGGCCCTGATCGAATGCCCCGCCGTAAATCTCAGCCGCGTCCGGACCCACCGCTCAGTTCCTCCAGCGCCGTCCTGATCTCGGCGGCCAGCAGTTCGTGGACCCTTGCCGGATCACTCTCGGTGGCCAGCACGGCGGACAACCGGTCGGGAATGTTCAACAACCCGTCGCGGACCACCCGCGCCTTGTTGAACGCGGCGACCCTCACGTCGTCGGCATCGACGTATTTGCCGGCCTCGACCCTGGCCTTGATCTCAAGAAGCTTTGCCCGCTCGACCTCGCTCTTGATGCGGGTCTTGAGCAGCAGGGTCGGCAGGTCGCCCCGCGGCAGCGCCGGAGCGTCCGGAACCGCGGCGGGCGCCTCGCCCCGCCTCTCGGGCCGGACCGGCTCCCTGATTGCCGCCAGGGCGGCGTCGGCCTGATCCGTATCCACCTTGCTGCCCGTGAGCTTGAGAATGCCCTTGGCCACCATCTGGCCGACATATTGGCGGGACACCCCGCGTTGCCGCGCGTATTCGGCCTGACTGACAAGCATTCCCGACTCGCGTTCCCATGATTGGACCGCCCTCAAAAAGCAATGAAATTACAATCGATTAGAGTTGATAAGCGCCGCGATTGAAGCATGTATGTGTTCAACGAAACGCTTGGCTTGGGAGGCACGCAAATGACCACCACCCTCACCCCCGACGAACTCGAAACGATCTTCGCCAAGGTTTGCGATCCGGGCGATTGGAAGGCGCCGATCGAGGTCTGGTGTCGGGGCGAGGCGGTGCTGCCCATTTGCGAGGCGATCCGTTTTTTCACCGCCACCGAGCCCAAGGTCGAACTCGACACCACTCGCATGCGTTACCTGATCACCTCCGAGGGCTACCGCGCCGGCCCCGCCGGCGACCACTGAGCGCCGCGCCAAAGAAAAGGAACCACGACCATGACCACCAACCAAACCGCGCTGGACGCATTCATCGCCAGGAAGGCCGAGATCGACGAAATGCTCGCCCGGATACAGGGCTTGAGCGATGACCACTTCAACGTCCTCCCCGACGACGTCCATTGGGGCCACGTCGGCGACCTTGCCCACTACGCCAAACAACTGCGCCGCATCACGGACAGCGCCTTCCAGGAGGGCGAACACGCCGAATAGACGGACGGCAAAACTCGGCTCCAGCCCCGCTCAGGGATTCCCGGCGGGGCCGTGGCGGTAGCAGCAATCCCGCTGCCCAAACCACGCAGGAGACGATCATGAACAAACTCTACAGCAGCAAATCCAACGCCAAGCGTGGCGCCGTCGCCGCCCTCGGCTCCCATGCCATGGAAGGCGCCGACTACCGGCTGGCCAAGCATGACGGCAAATGGACCTGGACGACCGACGCCAATCCCGGCGCCACGCCCGACGCGGCCGAAACGCCAAAAGGCGAGGACACGGAGGCGCCCGAGCCGATGAAGACCGATACCGAGGCCGACGGCGGACCCGAGGCGCAGCCCAAACCGCCTCGCCAGCGCGAGGGCACCAAGCAGGCTCTCCTGGTCGAGATGTTGCGCCGATCCGAGGGCGCCACCATCGACCAGATCGTCGAGGCCACAGGCTGGCAGCGCCACACGGCTCGGGGTGCGATCAGCGGCGCCATCAAGAAGAAGCTCGGCCTCACCGTTACCTCGGAAAAAACCGAGGGTGGCGAGCGCACCTACCACATACCGGCGTGACGGTGACGGCCATGAACCGCAAAAGCAGAAGACGGGCGGCTGCCCGGAAAGGGACCGCCACCAAGCCCAAGAACTACACCGTGCACCTCGTCGAAAGCCCGGCCGGGCAGGCACAGCTGGCGAAGCGCGGGCTCACCACCCGCGACCTCGGCAAGGCCATCGCCGAGTTCCAGAAAGCCGAGAAGGTCCGCGTCGGCACCCTGATCGGCGTCAACGAGGACGGCTTCTTCGGCTCCACCGACGAAGGATGGACGCCGGACAAGCCCGGCGCCTTCGACGAGCCGCTGCTCGGGATTCCCTGGGTGCAGATATTCGAACTCTTGGGCCGGGTCCCGGAAAACACCACCGGCGAGTTCCTGAAGAGCGGCGGAAACCTCCAATAATCTTTCCGCAACCTCACGCCGCCGCAGCCCCGTGCCCGGCGGCGGTTTCTTCGAACGTCCGGCCATCAGCTTCCAACGTCGCCGCGAGGCCTGAGAACTCCTGCCAGCGTTTGACGATGACGTCCACGTACTTCGGGTCCATCTCCACCAGCCGCGCACTCCGCCCCGTCTTCTCGCAGGCGATCAGGGTCGTGCCGGAGCCGCCGAAGGGATCGAGCACGGTGTCCCGGCTCTTGGAAGAATTGCGAACCGCCCGCTCGACCAGCGCCACCGGCTTCATCGTTGGGTGCAGGTCGTTCTTGCGGTGCCTGTCGACGAACCATACGTCGCCCTGGTCCCGGGCTCCGCACCAGAAATGATCCGCGCCTTCCTTCCAGCCGTAGAGGATAGGCTCGTACTGGCGCTGGTAGTCGGCGCGCCCCAGCGTAAAAGTGTTCTTGGCCCAGATGACGAACGTGGACCAGTGTCCGCCGGCTTCGGTGAAGGCCTTCTGCAGCGTATGCAGCTCCGAGGACGACATGCATATGTACGCGCCGCCCTTGGTCACCGTCAGGATGTTGACGCAGGCGTCGTACAGGAACCGGTAAAACCCTTCGCCGAGATTGTCGTTCATGATGCGCCGATCCTTGCCGCGCATCTTGTCCTTGGCGCTGTTGCCGTAATCCACGTTGTAGGGCGGATCCGTGAAGCAGAGATCAGCCAGCCCACCGTCCAGCACCCGCTCGACATCGGCGA